AATACAAGTGGTTAGTTCACTAAATCTATATCGGATATGCCAGGGTCTGTACTCACGTAGCAGTCAAAAAAATAAAGATTTTTTCACAGAATCCCAGCATATTCCTCTACTTTCACACTGAAATTTGTACTTTTTGTGTTATAGTAATAGAGGCTGTATAGGGGATGTATTCCGCGAGAGCGTCCCATAACATATCTTATAGATACGCCGGAAGCGTACAGTGCCCTTGAGTATTGGCTTGGCGATGTATCCGGTAAATCTATAAGATGTAAGGTAGATAAAATGGCTAAGAAAAGGTCAAAAGTAGATAAGGGAGTTGTTACTGAAATAGACTACGGCCTAACTCCACCTAAAGAGGTCAGTCCTAATCTGCAAAAATCTCCTGCGATTATAAAGCATAAGGAGTATATGGAATTCACTGTCAATGATTTAGCGTATGCGTTTGGTGTTCCTGCTTCCTGCATCGCTACCTGGAAGAAATATATCCCCGCGTTTAGCAATGCTTGCACCGATGGGAAGCGCCTGGAAAAGTGCAGATTGGTTGCGAAGGCCCTGATGTCAGCTGTAGGATACGATTATAAGTCCTCAAAGACCAAAATTCATAGGGATGCAGAGGGGAATGTGGTGAAAATTGAAGAAACAAAGTTCAATAATCACCAGCCGCCGAATCATAACCTGCTGATGTTCAGGATAAGAAAATCTCGGTGAAAATAGACGGGAAACTCGCCAGCGATGAGATTAGGGACCTGGCTGGGCGACTTTTATCGGAATCGAAAGCAGAACAACCGTGTCTTACCGATGGGAAAGACAAAGCTGAGTAAAATTATTACGACTCCAGAGGATTTTTTGGAGCATATTCCGCAGGACCCTGTGGAAAATATCCGGTTTAGGCAGAAAATACACTCGAAGCTGGCGGAAGATAAGGTCGCTCAGAAGGAATTCCTCGAACTTTGCTACATTCAGCCGCAGATAGCGTATGACGCCTGCTTTTTCACATACGACCCCCGCCAGCCGGTCGGGTATCGGAACAGGCCTTTTATCTTGCGGCCACAGCAGCGGGTTTTTGTCGATGCTTTGAAGGATGCCATCGACAATAAGCACGACCTAATAGCCGATAAGAGCCGAGAAGAGGGCGCTACCGAGGTTATCTGCAAAATGTTCGCTTTATACTGGCTGCTTGTTCCAGATATGTCTTTTCTGGTCGGCAGCCGGAAGGAGGACCTGGTGGATAGCTCGGTAGATTATAAAAACGGGCGGCTTCTGGGCGCTCATCAGAGTTTATTTCATAAAATACTGTATGGTATTGTGAATGCTCCGGCGTGGATGCGGCCCTCGTTCAATAAGAAACATTTGTTTCTACAGAATCTTGATAATAATTCGATGATAGAGGGCGAAAGTACCAATGAGTCGTTTGGTGCAGGTAATAGAGCCTCGGCGGTGCTGATAGATGAGTTGGCTCGCGTGGAGCCTGACGTGGCTGAGCACATCGTGGAGAACATTCACGATACGAGTCCGTGCGTTATATTTAACTCGACTCACTTTAGATACGGTGCTAATCATATTTATAGTAAGCTGCTAAGGAGCAATAAAATCCCAGTGGTAGTGCTCGGCTACGAGTCAAATCCCGAAAAAAATGTTGGGGCGTATTATAGCCCGTTAGAAAATGTGGTCGAGATAGTTGATGTTGATTACTATCTTGAACATTATCCGGCTATTTTCAAATATGCCGAGAATTATGATGAAATCAAAGATTTGTACAAAGTGTAAAATAGAAAAACCAATTAGTTGTTTTGGTAAGCATAAAAAAGCTAAGGATGGTTATCGTTGGTGGTGTAAAGATTGTTCTAAAGAAAATACAAAAGAATGGGCTGAAAAAAACCCTGAACGTAAAAAAGCTGGCGATAGAAAGTATTATGAGAAAAACAAAGAGGAGAGAATACAGAAAGCTACAGATTATTATAGAAGGAATCGTAAAGCAGTTAATGCTTATCACAGAAAACGTGTAAAACAACATAAAGAAAAAGCCATCAAATATAAAGGTGGTAAATGTCAACTCTGTGGTTATAATAAATGTGTTGCTGCTTTGGATTTTCATCATATAAATCCTTTTGAGAAAGAATATGAATGTGGGCACTTGATGAATAAGGCTTGGAAAAATATTAAAGAAGAAATAGATAAATGTGTACTGCTTTGTTCTAATTGCCATAGAGAAATTCACTATTACCAGGACAGATAATGTACATTCCTGATTGCTTCAAACATAATAAGCCTGTTATAATTAGAGTTGATAAATTACCAGAAAAGTATCAGGGGCTTTTCGTAGCAGATGGGGGAGCTGGAAATTGGGGCCGGATGCGGTCGATATGGTTTGACCAAGAAGAAGCAAGGGGGCGGTCTAAGATAGACATAGCCCAAAATATCCTCCGCATACCGCAGGCATCGTCCGAGCAGTTTTTCGACTATGAGATACTGCAAAAAATAAGAGCAAAATATATTAGGAAGCCAGACGTTACAGGTAAAATCTTATTTGATAATATAAATGGTGTTATTTCTAATATAAAGTTTATACCGAAACAAAGTGGAAATGTACTGAAATGGTGGGGTCCGGCCCCTAACAAGGAGCATAATTATATTGTTGCTTGTGACATCTCACGCGGGACGGGGGCTTCTAACTCTGTGCTCGCTATTTGTGATGTCAATAAACACGAACTTGTAGGTATCTGATTTGGGAAGCTAACGGTCCTGGTGATACATTTGACAAAACTGTCTATAAACTTGGATATGGCAAAGTCTATATCAATGTGAACGAACGCCGGATGGTGAGAAGGCGTAGTTTGAATCGAGGTTGGCGTGACAAAACTGTCTATAAACTTGGATATGGCAAAGTCTATATCAATGTGAACGAACGTCGGATGGTGAGAAGGCGTAGTTTGAATCGAGGTTGGCGTAGTACGCCAGGCCCGAATGGTTCAAAGATGATGCTTCTTGACAGGTTGGATTCAGCCTTAGCTGAGAGTTTGAAAGTAGAAAATATTATAAATACATAATCATACACGATGAGGCTCTTCTAAACGAGCTTGAGGATTATATTTTTATTCCTGGTAGAATTGACGCAGGTCTCAGCAACACTATAATGGATGAAAGTGGCGCACGATATGCCCACGGCGATAGGGTAATAGCCGTAGGCTTATGTGTGCTGGCTATGGTTGAGGTTAGGCCCGCCGATTTACGAAAGATAAAAGAGCCGCCGAGAAGCTCATTTGAGTATCGGTTTAGAGAATGGAAAGAAGAGCAGAATCGGATGAAACAAACAATGCGGCGATTTAGATATTAAGGTACAAAATGGCGAATCTGCAAACACCACGTAAAATGAAATTTCCGAAAAGACTCCAGCTGATGTGTAAAGCCTGGCAAACGTTACAGCAGCCTATGCTGAAGCATCGGAAAAAACTGATTGAGGCATATACGTCTGGCTATTATCACGATAGCGGGCATCCGTTTCACACTATCAACTTGATTGGGAGAGGTGTAGATAGCATTGTGCCTTTTATTGTAGAAGGCAATCCGCGATTTATGGTTGAGACAAAAGTTGCTAATTTCAGGCATTGGGCCTATGTGACGCAACTTGCAATAAATTATTATATCGAGCACTTAAATCTGGCCGAAAAGGTGCTTATTCCGTCGGCAGTGGCTTCTATGTTTGGGGCTGCTATTGTAAGAACGATGCTTACTCATAGCGGCAATATCCGGCTTGAGGAAGGTGGAATAATAAAGACCGGCGTTCCTACGGTTGTTACAATAGATGAGGCGAATTATATTGGCGACCCTTCAGCGAAACGCCGCTCCGATTTTACAATCGAGGGTGACATATATCGTCTTCCTACCGAATATGCGAAGGACTTTTTTGCTGGACGAGATAAGTGGGGGAATCAGATAGCAGATTACATAACGCCGGACGGAAAGATAGCTCAGGAATACTCTGTTGAAGAGATTACGAAGACTAATTTTGACAGGGCAAAAATAGGTCTCCGCGACTACACGACGTTTATAGACATATATTTGTATGATGAGAATGTAATCGTTACAATAATGCCGGAAGGCAAGAAAGCGAAGATTCTACGTACTGTTGAGTGGGATGGGCCAGACCGCCTGGTCCTGGCACGATATTGATGTAACGATGAATATCTTATTTGATAAGGCGAGGCAACAGGCCGAGAATCAAAAGAAGATTTTAGCTTATGAGTCGGCTGCTGAAGAGGATGCGAAGCGTGTAGTCAACACGCCAAATATGGGTTCAGTCCGTGTTGATAACATACAGGCCCTGAAGGAAATTGAATACGGTGGTATGAGTCCTGCTAATATGGACTGGATGGCGTTTGCGGAAAACGAGTTTACTAAGCAGGGCGGTAATCCTGATATAATCGGCGGTAGAGGTGCTCAGGCCCCCACTCTTGGGCAGGAACAGATGGTGTTTAATAACGCCACCAGGATTATTCGTAACTTTGCAACGAGATTCGATTCGTTTACTACATCAATCGTGAAGAAACTTGCGTGGGATTTCTGGTACAATCCTCTTACTTATGTGCCTGTTTTGAAGGATATTTATGGGTTTGGGCAGTTGCCTGCTGTTTTCTCAAGCTCAAGAAAAGTAGGCGAGTTT